GCTCTTCCGATCTACCCCTTGCATATGAGCGCAAAACTTCGGTTTTTTTGGGGGGGCGGGGTATAGTGGGGCTGTTGCCCGCTATCTAGGAGCCGTCTATGAAACTTGAGAAGCTAAAAATCTCGCAGCTTACCCCTGACCCAGCCAACGCTCGCCGCCACGGTGATTCAAACTTGAGCGCTATTGCTGCAAGCTTGGAACAGTTTGGCCAACGTAAACCGATTGTCGTGTCGAAAGATAACATCGTTGTAGCCGGAAATGGAACTATGCGTGCCGCACAATCTTTAGGGTGGGAACTGATTGACGCTGTGCGGGTGCCCGCTGATTGGTCTGAGTCAAAGATAAAAGCGTTTGCGCTCGCAGATAACAGGGTTGCTGAGCTGGCCGAATGGGATACGTCAGCGCTGATGGAACAGGCCGGTGAGCTAATAGCTGAAGGTTTTACGCTTGAGGAGTTTGGTTTTACAGACGCTGACCTGGGTGTTTTTGATGTGCAAGAGGTTGACCCGCCCAAACTTGAGGCCGGTGGCAAAGGTGACATGGAACAAATCACGTTCACGTTGCACACCGAGCAGGCTGAGTTGGTACGGCAGGCGGTGGCGAACGCAAAGCTGAACGAGGACATTAGTTCTGAACTCAACGACAACGGCAACGCTAACGCGCTGGCGTTTATTTGTGAGTGGTATAACGATGGCCGCGTTTGAGGATATTGAGTTTGTTTATTGTGACCGCGCTACAGCGAAACGGGTGTCTGAAACAAAGCACTACATGAGAACTTATCCTCAGGGCGCAAAGGTCAATATCGCGCTGATGGATAAAGGGCAGCTCGTGGGTATTTGCGTGTTTGGTTATAGTTCGCAAACCGATAAAAAGATTACGAAACTGGCGTACGGGCTTGAGCGTGACCAATACTTGGAAATGCAACGGCTGTGGATTAGTGACGACTATGGGCACAATACTGAAAGCTATGTGCTGTCACGAATACTCAAAAAGCTGCAACGCGACTACGCACTTGAGTTAGTGGTAACCCATGCGGGCGGTTGTAAAGATGACTGCGGCATTGTTTACCAGGCGAGCGGGTGGTTGTATTTTGGGGCGCAACCGAGCAGCGACTTCTTCCTCACCGAGGCGGGCGAGTACAAAAACATTATCGCCCCTATGCGTTTTGGTCGTGTTGATGCTAAAGGCAAAACACCGCAGCAGGTCGGTGAGGAACTATTTGGGGCTGGCCAGATAATTGACGCTCACCGATACTTCTACGCCTACCCATTGAATAAAGGTATGCGCCGACGGCTAACCAAACTGCAACAACCCTTCCCCAAAACATCTGCTACGTTTAGGCGTGACCAAGAATGGGTCACAACAGGGGGCTCGGCAGGTGCCGCTCAGACTGGTTCAATTCCGGTAGCCTCCACAAAGGTAGGCAGCTGATGGCTAGCGCAAAAGACATCATTATCAAACCCATCAAGGCAAACGACGCAAACCGCATCATCAAGAACTTGCACTACAGCGGCAAAGTTGTGCCAAACAGTCAACTCCACTTCGGCATATTTCTGAACGGGGTGTGCGGTGGCGCGATGCAGTTTGGCCCCAGCATGGTCAAGAAAACTATGATGAACCTCGTTGAGGGAACAGGCTGGAACGACTTTATAGAACTAAACCGTATGGCGTTTGCTGATTGGTTGCCCCGCAATAGTGAGAGCAGAGCCATTGCTTACACCATGCGCTATATCCGGAAAAACTATCCGCACATCAAATGGGTGGTCAGTTTTGCTGACGCAACGCAGTGCGGTGACGGAACCATATACCGCGCCAGTGGTTTCGTGTTGACTGACATTCGTAAAAGCGAGGCGCTGCGCCGCAACCCTGTCACGGGTGAGGTGATGCACACGATGCAGGCCTACCACCTGATGCTGAAAGATGAGTTCAAGAATTGGGAAGTACTTGACGGCTACCAGCTGCGTTACGTTTATTTCGTTGACCCTGAATGGCGTAGTCGGCTCACGGTTCCTGAATTGCCGTTCAGCCAGATTGAAATAATGGGCGCAACACTGTATCGTGGTGTACGCCCTGAAAGCATTACTAGCGATGCGCCTGACTTCCGGTTAGGAGAAGGCGGTGCGAATCCGACCTCAGGGCTCGAAAAAGTAGGTGCCAGTAATGGTGCATAACGGTAGGCCGCCGAAGCCGGTTGAGCAGAAACGTTTACTCGGTAACCCTGGCCGCAGGCCGTTGCCTGACGAAAACACGGTTCAGTTGATACCGGCCGTCACTGAAACCCCTGAACCGGAACGCCCGCTGCTACAGCCTGGCCGTGCGTTGTGGAACAAAGTTTGGGAGATGGGGGTCAACTGGATTAGCCCTAGCAGCGACCTTGAGCTGTTGCTTATGACGTGTGAAATGGTTGATGAACGTTGGAACCTTCGCGCTAAGGTTATGCGCGAGGGCGACGCTAAAGACCGCCGCGGGCTGCGTGCGCTTGAAACTCTTATCATCAACAACCTGTCACTATTAGGCTTCACGCCTACTGACCGCAGCAGGTTAGGTGTGGCCGAGGTAAAAACGCAGAGCAAACTTGACGAGCTGATGTCGCGCCGCGCCGAAAGGCAATAAAAATGATTACGGTGGTGACCGGCCCGCCTTGCTCTGGTAAGTCAACGTATTGCGCTGAGCGTTGGCAACCTGACGACATTGTTGTTGACATGGACAGCATTGCGCTGGCTATCACAACCCCTGGCACGCAGCCACATGATTACGACGACGTTGTGCGCATTGTTGCACGTGAAGCACGGCAGGCAGCAGTGAAGGCAACGCTGGCGGTGGCGCAGGGTGACAGGTATCGCGGATACTGGATTATCCACACCGACCCGTCACCTGATGTGCGGGCGAGTTATCGCGCCATGAACGCCCGTATCATTGACCTTGACCCTGGCCGCGACGTGTGTCTTGAACGGTTGCAGGGAAGGCCCAAAGCCAATCAGGCAATAGCGAGGAAGGTTATTGAGGAGTTTTATGCTCGGCGATGATGTTCCTGACCCGCGGTGGCTAACACCCGTACCTATTGACGCGCTCGTTCAGGGTGAGGGAAATACTGTTATTGACTTTGCTGAAACGTTTGGCATCATCACGAAAGATAGTGTCGCGGGTAAGGCTGGCGACCCGCTCGTGTTGCGTGAATGGCAGAAGGCACTAATCGAACATATTTTCGCATACGACGAAAACGGGCTACGCCACCGCACAAACCTAATCGGAATGCCTCGCAAGAACGGCAAATCGGCCATAGGTTCCGTGCTGGCGCTATACAGCCTCATACTTGGCCCTCGTGGTGGTGAAGTTTATTCTGTGGCCGCAGAAAAAGAGCAGGCCCGTATCGTTTTTGCTGACGCGAAACGCACGATTGAGGCTAGCCCTGAACTGTCAGCGATAACAAAGTTATACCGCGACGCTGTTGAGGTGCCAAAGCTTGGCAGCGTTTACCGTGTGCTGTCAGCTGAGGCGTATTCAAAGGAAGGCCTCAACCCTCACTTCGTTTTGTTTGATGAACTTCACGCACAACCAAACCGCGACCTATTCGACGTAATGTCGTTGGCTATGGGTTCTCGCGGCAGCCTCGCAACGCTGGTAGCGATTACAACCGCTGGCGTAAAAAGCGATAACACTGGTCGTGATTCGATTGCCTACAGCCTCTACCAGTACGGTCAAAAAATCATGCGGGGTGAAATTGACGACCCGACTTTCTTTATGGCGTGGTGGGAAGCTGACGGCGACCACCGCGACCCTGAAACGTGGCGCGAGGCAAACCCTGGCTACGGTGACCTGAACGCGCCAAGCGACTTTGAAAGTGCGGTGAAACGTACGCCTGAACCACAGTTCAGAACCAAGCGTTGTAATCAGTGGGTCAGCAGTGCGCTGAGCTGGCTACCCGCTGGCGCGTGGGAACAGTGCGAACAAATGTTCGAACCGTCACCTGATGATGAAATCGTGCTGGCGTTTGACGGGTCGTTCAGTGGTGACGCTTCTGTGGTGGTCGGTGCTGTTGTGCCGCAGGGTGACGACCCGGTGAGAGTGTTTTTGGTCAAGGCGTGGGAGAAAGACCTTGAAAACGATGACGATACGTGGCGGGTTGACATTGCTGACGTTGAACAAACCATTCTGGATTTCTGCAAACGCTTCCCAAAGGTGCGTGAGGTGGCGTGCGACCCGTTCAGGTGGCAACGCAGCATGATGGTTCTTGAGGAACAGGGTGTGCCGATTGTCGAGTGGCCGTCAACTTCAGCCCGTCGTATGGTGCCGGCGTGTGCGAAATTTTATGATGCCGTGGTTGAGCAGCGGCTTATCCATGACGGTAATCCGGTGTTGGCACGCCACCTGGCAAACGCTGTCACGAAAGTTGATAACCTGGGGCCACGCATTGTGAAAGAAAATAGGCACAGCCCTCGGAAGATTGACGGGGCCGTGGCTGCCGTGCTGGCAGTTGATAGAGCTACCGTGGGTAGAATAGAAGAAGTCGTACCTCAGTTTTTTGGATAGGTGATATGTCAACAACGTTGCAGATAGCTGGGGCCGTAGCGATTACAGCTGGGGCGGCACTGATGTTCCCAGCAGCCGGCCTAATCGTAGGCGGGGCTTTCATGTTAGTTATCGGTTTTGCGCTAGGACGATAGATGGTATTCAACAGGTTATTTGAGCAGCGGGCAATTGACTTCCAAAACGTTTTTGAGTCAGGCGACTCTATTGCGTTTGGCAACGAGGCCGGCGTCAACATCAACAGTAAAACAGTGTTCGAGGTCAACGCTGTTTTCTCAGCCATAAGCCTCATCAGTGACACAATTAGCACGCTGCCAATCGAGGCGTACGTGCGCACTGACGGTCAGCGGCAACTCTTTACCCCGCGCCCTCAATGGGTTACTCAGCCTGACATTGACTTGCCTCGTGAAGCGTTTTACAGCGCAGTAATCACTTCACTGCTGCTCGACGGAAATGCGTATATTCGCGTTTTCAGTAATCCGCGTGGCGAGGTGGTGAACCTGGTCGTGCTCAACCCGTTGAACGTTGACGTAAAACGTAACGGGCTTGGTCGTTTGATGTTCACTATTGAGGGCGACAACACGCCGCTCACCGCTGAGGACATTATCTTTATCCCTGACGTGGTGCGCCCCGGCAACGTAAAGGGTGTGAGCCGTGTTGAGGCACTGAAAGAGAACTTCGGATTAGCGTTAGCGCTCGAAAAGTTCGCGGCGACTTTCTTTGGGCAGGGCACTAACCTGACAGGGATTATCGAGTTCCCTGGCAACCTGACAGCTGAGCAGGCGTCAAACCTGGCGCTCGGTTTTGACAAACGACACCGAGGCTGGCGCAAAGGCCACCGCACAGGGGTACTGAGTGGCGGCGCAACTTTCAAAGCCACGCAAACCGACCCGGAGAAGTCGCAGGTCATTGAGGCACGCCACATGGCTGTCGAAGATGTGGCTCGCGCTTTCAACGTGCCACCGCATCTGCTGGCGCTGCCCGGTACGAACAGCTACGCCAGTGTCGAGCAAACGAACCTCGCCTGGGTCACTCACGGGCTAAGACCAATCATCACAAAAATCGAAAGCTCACTGAGCCCGCTACTGTCACGGTCACCTAATGGCGAAAACGCTTTCTTGAAGTTCAACCTTGATGGGCTGTTGCGTGCTGACATTCAAGCCCGCATGAGCGCATACAGCACAGGGCTACAGTCAGGGTTCTTGACCATCAACGACGTGCGGGCACTTGAGGACTTGAAAGCGATTGACGACATGGCAGCTGACACAGTGCGTGTGCCGTTGGCGAATGTCAACATTGACGCTGCCGACCTGAAGGCGCGTGGCGAGAAAGTAAAGATGGCTCAGGCTCTCGTATATGCAGGGTTTGACCCGTCTGAAGTGTTGGCCGCTATGGAGTTGCCACCTATTGACCACACGGGTCTACCGAGTTCTCAGTTGCAACAGGTTGCGCAAATTGACCCAGTGAATCCTGAATCTGTTTACGAGGTTGACTAATGGCTTTGGTTAGCAGGCAGGTTACGTGTAGCGACACAACCGCTCAGCTGATTGTGGGAGCGGATAATATGCCTCACCGTGCTGTCTTGCACAACGCCACAAAGTCCTCAAACGAATACATCTACATTGCTGGGGGTTCCGCTGACTCGTTCGGCACGGTTGCCGGTATGCACATTGACCCTGGCCAAACTATTTACGTTGACCTGGCACC